TGTCTCAAGCTCGTAAAGCTTTGACAGAAAATATCCGTAAATCACCGATATCAAAACGAATGAACCGCCCTGAAAAATCTGATGCACAGTTACGCGGTTACGAATTCATTCAATCATTCTTATCACGTTTCACAGTTGGAGCATAAATTATGACAGACATTCTATTTCCAGTCAGTCGTCTCGTTGCTGGTCATCCGATGAAAGCTGAAGTTAAAACCGATGACAAAACTAAACAACCAATTTTAGATGGTACAGGTCAACCTGTGACAGAACGATACATCGGTGTTGCGATTGCTAAAGCTGGCGAAACACACTGGAATCAAACTACATGGGGTCAACAAATTTTAGCAGCCGCACAAGATCCCGTATCAGGTTGGACAAATGGTGAAATCGGTATGCCGACATTCGCATGGAAAATTGTGGATGGTGACTCGATGATTCCGAATAAAGCTGGTAAAAAACCAGCCGAGCAAGAAGGTTACCCAGGTCATTGGATCATCAATATGACCACACGTATCGCTTATAATTGCTATCATACTGGCAAATATGATCCGATGCAGGCAATCCAAAATGAACAGGAAATCAAATGTGGCGATTACGTGCAAGTTTATGCATCTGTGAAGGGTAATAAACCGTCACAGTCACCTGGTGTATATATTAACCCACAGATGTTACGCTTTGATCGTGCTGGTCAACAAATCATTCGTGTAAGTGGTCCATCTGCTGCGGATGTGTTCGGTGGTGTTACTTCGACTGCACCTGTTACGCCACCAGCGCCACCTGTTACGCCAGCATATGACTTGGTTCAACCAGGTGCGGCAATCACACCACCTGTGCCACCTGTATCAGTTGAACCGTCATACAATGTAAACGGTACGGTCTACACCAAATCACAACTGTTAGCGATGCCGGGTTGGACAGAAGCACATCTGGCAAACTTACAACAGGTTTAATCAACCGCCCCGGCTTCGGTCGGGGGTTATTTTATTGGAGTGTGATAAATGAAAAAACTACCTGTGTGGATATTAATTAATTTTGTTGCTCAAACATCTGGGATGTCACTTGTAATACTTCTGATGGCTCCTAGTCATTTATTAAGTTTATTACCATTTTTAGCATTACTTTCACTTTTTACAACCGGTGCGTCTATGTGGGTTTTATATGCATGGGTAAAAGTTAACGATATATATTTCATAACAAAAGATACAATTATTAGTATTCATAAGGATTAGAATTATGACTACATGGATTTCAGTTAATGATAGATTACCGCGCCGTGGTCAGAAAGTGATTTACTATTTTGAATTATTAGGAATGTTTATCGGTATATATGAGGGTAACAACACTTTTTCGAGTAGATTTGGTACATTATGTGGTGATGTTACACATTGGATGCCAGCACCTGTTGCACCGGGGTATGACGTATGACATACTTTCTCTCACAATGTGATCCTCTTGCCGGGTGCGGTAAAACATACCCATCCGACCTTAAGAATTGCCCCCATTGTGGGGCAATGTCCGCTCTATCACTACCTGCACCGCTTGACCCGCGTGATTGGGGTTATGATCTTGAAACATACCCTAATATTTTTACCGCAACGTTTATTCATGCTCATACTGGTATGGAAATTGTGTATGAAATATCGGATCGTAAAAACGACCACAATGCGTTATGTGAATTTATTCATTCGTTGGGTCGGTCTGGTGCGCGTGGTGTCGGTTTCAATAACATAAATTTTGATTATCCTGTATTGCATTGGATTGTTGGTGCGGTTGAGCCAACTGTACAAGCTATATATACATACACAATGCAAGTGATTAAGTCGCGTAATGGTGGTGGGTTTGGCGTTACCGTGTGGGAATCTGATATGATTTTTCAGCAGATCGACCTATTCAAAATTCATCACTTCGACAATAAAGCCAAATCGACGAGTCTTAAAGCGTTGGAAATCGTGATGCGATCACATACAGTTGAGGACTTACCGTACCCAGTCGGCACAATACTCGATGACCAGATGAAAGATGTGCTGATCAAATACAACAAGAAAGACGTTCGCGAAACATTAAAATTTTATGTCCGTTCCCTTCCTGAAATTCATCTACGTGAAAAACTATCCGAGCGTTACAAACGTAACATGATGAATTTCAGTAACACAAAAATCGGTTCGACCATTCTTGTCATGAAAATGGAAGAATCAGGGATCATATGTTACGACCGAAAAGTACCACGTCAGACGATCCGCACACAAGTAGCATTCAAAGATGTAATATTTCCTTTTATTAAATTTGAACATCCTGAATTCAACAGAATTTTACAGTTATTCCAATCGAAAACGATTAAACAATCGGAGATCAACGATGACAAACTCACAACAAAAGGTGTGTTTAAAGACCTAAACTGTACGATTAATGATTTTACTTTTGTATTTGGTGTTGGTGGGATACATGGATCGGTTGAGTCGCAAATTGTTCATACTGATTCAGATTTCCAGATTGTGGATGTGGATGTAACAAGTTTTTACCCGCGCACTGCTATTGTAAACAACATGTATCCTGAACATCTTGGCCCACAATATTGTGTTACGTATAACGAGATTTTTGAAGAACGTGCAACCTATCTGAAAGGTACACCCGAAAATGACGCATTGAAAGAGTCATTAAATGCGTCATACGGTAACTCGAATAATGCTTTTTCACCGTTGTTTGACCCGGCATATACGATGCGAACAACAATCAATGGTCAATTGATGTTATGCATGTTAGCTGAACAATTGATTAAAATTCCGCAATTAACCATGATACAGGCAAATACAGATGGTTTGACAGTGCGTTGCCCTCGTGTCTATCTCGACCACATGCGCAACGTGTGTAAGTGGTGGGAAACTGTAACGGGTTTGCAGCTTGAAGAAGCGTTATATTCTAAGATGGCGATCAAAGATGTGAATAATTATATTGCCTGTTATGATTCCGGAAAATTGAAACGTAAAGGCGCATATGAATATAAAATGAACTGGCACCAAGATCCATCCGCTTTGATTGTTCCAAAAGCAGCAGAAGCAGCACTGGTGCATGGGAAAGATATCCGAGAATTCATCACGTCGCACCATGATCCATTTGATTTTATGTTACGTGCAAAGGTTCCTCGTAATTCCACACTGGTCATGCAATGGAAAGAATGGAACACTGAGATACAACTGCAGCATATCACACGTTATTTTGTGAGTCGTTCAGGTGGAACACTTGTGAAACGTTCTCCACCAACTGGTGAACCGGGCACATGGAAACGTAAAAATGGTGTGTCAGATGAAATGTTTCACGCTGTGATGCGTGAGATTGCGGGTCAGAGTGGTGAATATGACAGTGCCGGTACTCCGTGGGACGCCCGCATTCATACTGGTAATAAATCCCGACATGAACAACGTGAACTTGGGATCTGTGTTGGTTGGAAAGTGATGGAATGTGCAAATGCAGATGATTTCGATTGGTCCCAATTGAATTACGAATACTACATACAAGAAGCGGAGAAAATAGTCAAACCGTTGATTAAATGATACACTGAGAGTCAAAAATTCAACGGGTATAAAGAATGCGGAATGATGCTGAATTTTTCCTTTTAAAACATGGACCATATTGGATAATTGTACTAGCAGGTGTGATCATTCAGAAAATGTTTTCAAAAGATACCAACACATTATTTAAGGTCTTTCGTTCCGCATTCTCATCTCTTGCGATCACATCTTTGATCGTCTTCAAACTTGAAAAAACAACTCAACCTGAATCATTGTATATATATGTTTTCATGGTTGGATTATGTATCGACGTTATCATCCCAAAATTGATTGAAACAGGTCCGGCTGTTTTGCGATCAATTATCAATCAACTTACAGGTAACAAATCATGACACTAGCATGGCTCCCCATCATCAATATCATACTAGCTTGTATCGTTATGTATCAAACATCAACATGTACGATCAAATATTTCCACAATGATAGGTTGATGTTTTATATATTTAACCCGATGCCATTTGTGAGTATTGGGTTTATCATTTTACATGCCATGTCGATTGCCAAACTGTTTATATATAATAGCGCCGGAGCAAATTTTGTAAGCTGGCAAGTTGCAGATCTGTTTGCATTTCTCTTCATTGCTCGTTTGATTAGTGTATTGGGACGATGTGAAAATGAAAAAACTTCTTGAACTATTAACATGTGACGATAATAAAACGTTTGAACCAGCTTACTTCTGGTCCGCATGCATCATTGTTGTCGGTCTCGGTTTATCAATTTATGGCGTTGTAACTGGTAAACCATTCGATTTACAGTCATACGGTATGGGATCTGCTGCGATGTTGGCTGGTCTTGGTGCCGCTGCTAAATGGGGTAAATAATGGAAATCACTGCCGATCTATTTCCCGGTAACGCTAAGTTTGTAAAATATGTGAACGCATTGAATGTAGCATGTAAAAAATATGAGATCAATACACCCAAACGCATTGTTGCATTTTTGGCACAAATTGCCCACGAATCAGGTATGTTTCATTATTCCCGTGAAATATGGGGACCAACACCTGCACAGCGTCGATATGAAGGACGATTAGATTTGGGTAATACACAACCTGGTGATGGTGAACGGTTCAAAGGTCGCGGATTTATTCAGATTACTGGGCGTGCTAATTATCAGTCATTGTCTGATGCGCTTGGTGTGGATTTCGTATCAGATCCGTTAAAACTGGAACAATCACAATATGTTGTACTGTCTGCCGCATGGTTCTGGAAATCACGCAGTCTGAATGAATTGGCTGACAACGATCAATTTAAAACTATTACACGACGCATTAATGGTGGGCTGAACGGTTACGATGAACGTGTAAAAATCTGGAATAAATTAAAGGAACGGATTGGATGTTAAAATATTTTACTGCCGGACTAGGTATTACACTATTACTCATATCACTCGGATGTTATGAATTGTATAAGCATTCTGAATCATTGGCATCTCATAATGCCACACTTACACAATCGCTGTCAGAAGCTAAATCAGTGAATGAGTCATTAATGAAAACCATTACCGATCAGACTGCGACACGTAAAGCGATCAGTGACAATGTGATCGCTAATGAACAAATGCGAGACGCTATTGATAAATCTACAAAACAGACCATCAATGCTGTCCGTAAATCAATTAAGGATTTCCCATGCTATGAAACACCTTTTCCTGCTGATGCTGTTGATGCTATCTGCGTGCTCCAGCCCTCAAATTCAATATGTCACAAAAACTGAACGTGTGATTATCACTCCGGAAGACGCACAAAAACCACACTGTGACGACACACTAGAAGCGGATCGATTAACTGCAGGTGGTGCGACTGATCTAGTTGTTGCACTCCGAGCAGAGATCCAGAAGTGCAACACTATGTCTGATAATTTGTGGAAATGGTTCGATACTGAAAAAGCTAGATAGATTTAAACGGATGAGGCGTGAAGCGATATTTTGCAACACGCCCCGTTTGTGTACCATTCCGACACATCTCGTGCATGTTCCAACCCATATTTAATTGGATACATTTATCGATGTGCGGATATTTCCAGTACCATCTAAAATGAAAATACCCATCACAGTGGATCATTATGTATGTACTGCGCCGAGTATCAGATAATACTGAACGACTGCAGTCTAAATCTCCACTATATGACCATTCTTTTGGTAATATATGAGTACACAAGTAACGCCAGTTAAATCCATATGAAGGATTACGCCAAAGCCATAATACACGTCGTATATACTGCGAAAGTCGTACAATATATGGATGCTTAGATGGGTCATTAAATCCTGAATCACCATCTAATGGTGCATCTGGTGTCTGAAACCAATATAACCAATCCGGCAAGGTTTCACGACCAATTGCAAATAATGGTAAAACTGGCGCAAGAATACACGCCAGAGTTAGTATAGCAAGGTTGATTGGCATTAATAACCAGTATTTAATCATACAGGTTGCTCCGGCCAGATAATTTGTGTGGGGAAGTCTATTTGTTTAGTGATATCCCTTAATGCTTGGCGATACATTGTTATTACAGCTAGTTTTTCAGATTCGATTGGATAATCCGACATCATTAAATAATCGGTCTTCTTTAATAATGAATTTCTCTTTTCCCTAATCAAATCTGCAAGCTCTTCTTTCGTTGCTTCGGGTCGGTCTAATGTTATAGGATTTCCATCACAATCTGCTGAAATCATTTTCCCGGATGCTTGCTGATCGAGAAGAGATTTGTGATGATCACTGGTGATTAAAATAACATCGTCGGGTATTTTATTTGCGGGATGGATTTTATCATCGTAGAATCCATGTGTTGAAGCAGAATAGTATAATGTCATTTCAGTATCCTATCGCGATAATCGTATTTTGACCAGTTGATGATGCTTGAGAAGTGAAATAATATGTCACATTACATCCTGTAATGGTTCTGTTGGCAACGGTCGCAACATATCCAGAGGTTGTTCCCGCTACATCGGTAATTCCACATACTGCAAATATACTATTAGGAAATGCAATTGGCCATGTTATAGGTAGTGATTGGCCAGAGGTTACGGTATTAGTTAGACCTGTATCCACCCATTGAATAATCAACCCAGATGACATGATTGTATAGCCGTTCGCTGCTGCAGATAATATGTCATCGAAAATCGAATGCAATGCATCGTAGTATTGACTTGCACCAACTTCATCAATACTGTCATCTGGAGTTATTCCAGCCTCATCAAGCAACGATGCGAAAAAACCATCCCAATCATTTAGCCAATCTTTTTCTAAATACGATCCGTCTTGAGACGTTGGCGTTGTCCGATTTTTAAATGCACCTTGTGGATGTGCTGCATCACCTGTACTATAACGCCCTGGATAATATGTATCGCGTTGTAACGCCATGTTAAACCCCTATAAATCCGGCACACTCTACATAAGTGTCGCCACATTCAAAATCACCTGTACCAGATAACCATGATACACCAAGTTTTTCAAAAAATCCGTTGAATTTTACACCTTGGGGTTTTGGAACAAGTGATGCGTTTAATAACGCCCATCTTTCTAGTTCCGTGATTTCACCAGAAAATTCCAGACTGAATGACATATCTTCATTATCTAATAACACATCAAACATTGCTGATGGTACAAGCATATTCGATGCTGATAATATTGATTCAATCGTACTATCAGATGTATTTTTTGCAATTTTTGCACGAATGATAATTCTAAATAATTCATCCGATGCTGTGGCATCTTGGTCGATATTCGTGGCACTCAGTTGAACAAGCGGATCGCCACATTCGTTCTCACCGTCAGCGTTACACTCATATACTGTGAGCGCTACGGATCCTGTATAACTACGATCAATTACTACAATTCGACCGATCACATCAAGCTGTTCACCAACTTGTGAGTCAATATCATAAGTCTGACGGATTGCGGCATACACATCTGACAATTGTAAACCGAGTTCACGACAAATATTTAACCACGCCGTTAATTTGAGTTTTCCACGATATTGTGCATATATTCTATTTGGTACACTATCTAGCGTGGTTGTCATGATACAGTCACCGTAATATTGTCAGTGCTGAATGATGCGAGCTCATTAAAATCGATGGTTATCGTAGATGTTCCCCCATTCAACGTTACAGCTGATACGTATGATTGACCATAGCCATCGACAACTTTATTGATCGGTGTGAGCATACGAAAATAAATCACATCATCACCAATATCAAAACCGTCATAATCAAACCCACCGTTACTATCAAACAGATCGCCGGTAGAGTAATTGATGATTGCTTCTTGGATCAATGTTTCGATATCGGACGGTAACGACCCATCATCGACAACCGTTACATCCACAGTAATTGGTACATCAACCGGTCGAGAAAAATCAATCACCTTGGTATTTGTTGTGTATGTCGGGGATGTAACGGTCACACTAACTGGATCGCCTGCCTGATATAACATAACACCAGGATTTTTTTTCAGATAGATAGCCATCGCTACATCTGCATCAGTACCACCGTCAATGATCGGGGCGATACTATGAGCAGGTAAACCGTTACCGTCTGTGACGTTTGTATCATTTTCGTAAATCTTGACACGACGCACACCAGTAACTGCGAATAATTCACCGAGCATACTATCAATTTGATTGTTACCCGGACGACCAACCGCTGTGTTTCTCTCGACACGCAATTCTGCATCAGTTTGTGCATCTGTTCCGAGTGATGGTGTGGAAGCATTCGTAACACTCGACCAACCTGCAACAGTATCGATGATTTTTGTCAGTGTACCAATACTTGCTTCAGTCGATCCAAGATCTTCACATGTGAATTGTGCGTCGGCTGTACCGTTGGTATCCAGCGTTGTATCCGCATCAAGTGTCCAACGTGAACCGGTTTCAGTTGATTCAACGCGCACACCTGCTGCAATGACAGTAAATGCTGTACCAGTTAATGTAAGCGTGATTGTGGAAGCTGTACCAGCATCACGAAATGTACCGGTTAATGCGCACAACACATCTAAATCTTGACCTGTTGCTTTATTAGGATCTTTCGAGTTATATGCTTGTTGTCCGAGTTCATCCAATGCTGAAAAAATCTCAGCATCATGAGCCATTTTCAAACCATCTGGTGTGGATGGATCGAGATTCCATAATGAATCGATGTCGAGATAAAGTTGTTGTTCTTCATCGAACCAGTCATTTTGAGTTTTTAAAACGTAGCCAGACGATGTGATCTCAGCCATTGTTTGTCAGCTCCGTATAAGTCTGCCCATATGGTGTGAGCACTGCTGCTGTTACCGTGTATTTTCGAGTCGTAATATCGTAATCAGTTGAAAAATTGGTTAACGCTGTAACATTCGGTGTTTGTGAGATGATATTGCGCAGCACTGCTTCTTTTGTGGCAAGCGGATAACCTTTTCCAAGTATCACATCAAACCATGGTGTACCTTGTGTAATGTCACGAAAATACTCACCATAGTATAGTCTGAGACGAGTTTTAACAGTCTGTGCAACTTCGGTTAATTCACTGGTGAACATTAGACCACTTGTCACGATATCACCGTTATCATCTAACTTTCTGACGGTCATTGCGGTAATCCTGTTGTGCCGCCTTGTGGATCGGAATGCACGTGTGATTTTAAACTGATCGATCCGGCTGTAACATCTTGAGTCGTTGATACACCACTCGCTGTCATGCTCGCTGTATCTGTATGCAATGTGGATGCCTTTACATCTTTAGGTGTAATGATATTACCAGCAGTGTCAATCGTTACAACGCCATTGATCGTTACAGTTCCATCATCACCAATCACAATCGACCCGACCCCGTTATTCGCTTGGATCGTATTATCTGATTTGAGCCACACATACTGCGAACCGGAACGGTTACGAATGCGGATACCGTTGTTTTGAAAATCTGGTAAAACGTTCGGCAACGACCGAGCGCCAGGAACAAAGAATGCGTCTGATGCATCGTGAAATCTTGCAATCGGATTTGCGGCCACACCGCCCGTATTAAACCATCCATCAATACAACGCTGTGAAAAATGGATCAAACCTTCACAACCTGTTGTAACAGCAAACTCGACA